CGGATTCGACCCCAAGATCAGCTGTGATGTCAATGGCATAAACCCAACCATCTGCATCAGGATTATGATCGGAAGCACGCGCTGAATGACGAGTATCACCGATCCATCCGTCCGAAACGCGAGATCGGTCTGGGAATGAATCGTCCACTTGCTCACGAAATTGAATCCCCGCTTTGCAAAGTTTTGGTTGCATTAAATCGACCACCATTCATTTTTTACCGGCTGTCCTCGTTGCTTCCATCTTAAATCTCTAAGCATTTTATTCTGCTTAGCCCAGTCAATATCTGTACTGGACTTGTCAGGCTCCGATGATTGCTCTGACTTCATCTTCGGTTAATCCTAGCGCGGCAAGTTTTGCCCGTGCTGAGGCTTTGGCGGCGGCTTTGTCGGCTTCGGTTTTTGCTTTTAATTCATCTACTTTTGAAAAACCATCTTCAAATTGTTTTTTTGTAATTGCCGCCGCGCCATCGTGCCATTGAATAGAATCATAATCATCGCCCGAAATAACCCATTGTACTCCATCGCATAAATGACTTAATACTTCTGCGCCTGTTGCCATTATTACGCTCCAATTTCTAAAAGAGTGATTGAACTGACCGAACTTGCCTGTTGAACTGTAACTGTTCCTGAACCGCCAGAATTATTTATAAATTGTGTTTTGTAAGTTGTTGCCGAAGTTGTGGCTGGAGTATCTAAAATTTCCAATGAGATTGTTCCAATTCGAACATAAGTACCCGCATTATTATCAAAACATTGGTCGTACTGACCAGCCAATAAAGTTGCGCCGCGAAATAATTTTATGCTCAATCCAGTTCCATCATTACCGCTATTTTTACCACAACCCGCTTGGTTCACTAAAACAAGAACTTTTGAAGTGTTAAGAGTTGGTGTAATTGTTGCGGTTAAACCTGTGTCGGCATAAGTAGCCGAACTCGAATTGGTGGAAGTTGAATAAGTGGCTTGAACCACTTGTAACACTTTACCACCGCCGCCTGCTGGAGTTGCCCAAGATGGCACACCGCCTGAAACTGTGAGCACCTGTGCAGATGAGCCAATGCCGAGGCGAGCAGGAGTGTTAGCACCGCTAGCATAAATAATATCGCCAGTAGTAGTTGTTAAAGTTTTTGGGATCGCGGCGGCTGCTAGATCGTAAGCCGATTTAACTGCTGTTGGAGTTGCAGCTAAAGTACTTGAAGTTGTGGAAGTTGAATTTGAAAGTTGCACTACGCCGGCGGCAGTTGTAGAAGCTGCATCAACAGTCAAAGCAACAGCACCAGAACTCGCGCCGCCTTGCAATGGGGCAGTTGTCGTTACAGCAGTGATGTCACCAACATCATTTGTTATCCAAGTGAATGCCATATCAGTACCACTGGTTTTCGAAAGAATTTGACCAGTCGTGCCGCCTTTTAATCCGACCAGAGAAGTATCAATTCCTTGACCCAAGGTGCGCATTGCACTTGCACCATTGGTAACCAGATCCGTGTCGCTGGGAATCGTCCACCCGTAGTTGGTAGTTGTAGTTGTCATATTATGCTATTACTCCTGTCGCTTCTTGCCAGTCAAGTGTACCCGATAGTGTGTTCCACGCCTCTGAACCCGAAACCTGATTCCATTTGAGTGCAATCAATGAATACTCAATTGGTGATGCGTTGAATGTCAGTGATAAAGAATTGATCCCAGCTCTAAAAGTCCAACCCTCAACAAAACCCAAAAAGTTGGTGCTGGCGATATTTGCCGGTAAATCTGTAATTCTGATTGGCATCCCCATAAATATGCCCAAAAGGTTATCTCGATCGGAATCATCGATTTCTGGGTTAGTAAGGGGATAAGTGATTGTGTCAAATTTTGCTTTTGGCGTCGCTCTTAGAGTGATATATCGATCGGCAATCGCCTGGGCATCCGTGCCGCTATGAATAAGTGAATTGATTGTTTCAGCTTGTAGACCATAAGTCGATTGGCTTGTCGAACTTGATGCAGTCGCGTGAGATCCATAATTGTTCCCATAATTGATTGAAATAGAATTTCGAATATCACCGGATCTTGTGACGGTTCGAAGTCCAGCCCCTAAAGCATCGTTTGCGCTCAATTCAATATAACCGTTGCTGGACAAATAAGTAGATCGGTGGATTGCATCAGCATAACCAATTGCGCCATTTGAATCCTCATAAATATACCCGAGAGCGGAGTTGGCTATGTCGGCAACGAGTGAATAAACATCGGTTGGTAGTGATGCACGGTTTTCTAAAGTGTATTGCCCCGGAATATCAATTTCCCCAAGACCAAGATTTTCAGCATTTGCCCAAGTAGTTGTCGCAGTGTATCCAGCCCAAGTCAAAGTCGGAGCAACCTCATTCCAACTATTTAACAATAAATCGTTTAAAATTGTTTGTATTTGATCTCCATCAGTATCTTGCGAAAGTATGCCGTTCGTTATTGCTTTCGGTAATTTTGATAAAGCACCCAACGCAGTTATCTGAACGGAAGTCACTGTTGTAATTGATCCAGTCGATTGAACACCAACTGCAAAATCACTGATGTAACCACCAAAAATTGCAACATAAGTTCCAGCACTGTTTTTAGTTTCTACCGATAAAAAAGATCCGATATTCCAAGAATAATTTAATTCATCAAAATTAATTAATTGCAATTGACAATATCCCGCATTTGGTTGTGAATAAATGTTTGTTCTGCCCGAAGTAATTGTCAAATTAGCGATGGTCGAACTTGTCGAAACAACACCGCCAATAGTGACCCGCCATATTGGAGTCCAAGTACTCACGCCATTGCCACCGCAAAATTGTTACCCCCGCCAGTACCTCGGGCAGCTGATTGATTTAATACTTCAATAATTTGACGAGCGGTCGATTCGGAATCAAGTGCGCCATTGACAGTCACATTGTAAGTATCGCCTCTTTCACCAGCACGGAAAGCGGCATAATCAGAAGCTGCAGTGTTACTAACCATAGGCATTGCTGCGGCTGCGGCAGTCGCAGCACTTGAAGCCGAAGCGGAAGCTGATGAAACCCCTGAACTAGATGGGGCAGTAATCGTTGGTGCTGTAAAACTAGGAGTTGAAACCGAAGGTGCTGAGATTGAAATAGATGAAACTGATGGTTTTGCAATTGTTGAAATGTTGGGCAATAATGGAATTGCATTGTAAGCCCGAATCAATATATTGATACCATCGATAGCAATTGAAACTGCGCTCTTGATGAAATTGATTACATCAGCAATGACATCGATTATTCCCCCAGCGATTTTTCCTAAGAATGTCAATGCTCCGCCTAGTACAGTTGTGATTACTGGAACGATATAAGTCACAATAAACTTTGCAAAATCAGTAAATGTATCTTTGTTTCTTTCAACTGCATCAGTAATTGGTTTGAACGCCAATGCAAATTTTTCAAGATTTGGAACAACTTTATTTACAACAAATTCAACTAGACTCTGAATCACCGGTAATAATTTAGCACCCACATTTTCTTTTGCTTCATTAAATGTTTCACTCAATCGTGCCATTCGACCTTGGAAAGTTTCAGCGTTTGCTGCAGCTGCACCGCCAAATAAATCAGTTAATCTTTGTTGTGTTTCCTGAAATGACATCGTTTTAAGTTCGGCTGTGGAAAGTCCAATTCCAAGTTTTGCCAAAGATGCTGCATTCCCGTCATATGCTTTTCCGAGAGCATTAGCGACTCCCTCTAATGGCTTGCCAGTCGCTTGTGAAATATCTAGTGCTAAATTTAAAAGTTCTGTTGATTTGGCAACATCATTTGTTGAAAGAGCTAATCGCGCCATCGCCGGACGGAGTTCAGTGTCAGAAACTCCAGTAGCCAATTGGATCTTAGTAATCTGTTTTTCTGTGGCGGCAATTTGCGCTTCAGTTGCGCCAGTAGCATTTTTAAGAGCTTCAGCCAAACGAACCTGTGCAGCTTCATCCTCAATGGCAGACTTAACTCCATCAATTGCAAGTTTGGTTGCGTATGCACCAGCGGCAACTGCAGCAGCGGCGAATGCTGTCGCCGCGACCTTGCCAAATTTTTCTAACTTACCGCCAAAACCTTCAACTTCATTTGCGCCCGTATCAAGTTTCTTTTTTAAATCATCGACATCAGCAAGTATCGAAAGTTTAAGCGTTCTACTGCCAGCCATTAGTCATCCCACTTTCCAAGAATTTTACTAAAAGCCGCTTCCCATTTTGCAATCAATTCAGGTTGAATTGCGCGAAGGGTTGGGTATACGAAATAACCTTGACTACCGCGCCCTCGATTAGGAGTGCGGGTTGGAAACTGACGGTATCGATTAGATCCAAATTCAAAACCTGCCCATAAATCTTTTGTTGTACCACCACCTGAAAATTTCTGTGATGCGAAACCGTAAGAGAATTCTCCCACCTTTGATGATTTTGATATTTTCGCGTTGTCGGCAATTCGTTGCACGGCGGTTGGATTGACGGTTCTTGTTGCTGCAGTTTTTTTAATTTCTCCAACAGCGAATTCAGCAAGTGCGGATGATTCCCGTTTTGCCGTATCAATAGCTTCGTCATCCATAGCTTTAAATGCACCAATAACCGAGCGGAGTTCTTTTCGGTCATAGGCGACTTTGACTTCATCTGCCATTCCGTTTCTCCAATATCTCGATTGCTGTCATAATCTGATCGGCATCTATCCATTGATCCATCGGAATCCCTGTTTCAATAGCCAACTGAATTATGATTCGGTTAATGCTTCCTTCGGGGTATCTTTTGGGTCGGCATCACCTGTTGTCACATTCGCAATTGTTTCGCACCAGACTTCGAAACTCTTGATTGGTTGTCCTGCGCTATTACGCTTTTTTGCGTTATAGGCTAAAAACATCAAATCCCAAATTCCTATCTTGTCGGATGCTTGACTGATTGTGAAACCGGTTTGGCGTTCCCACTTTGCCCACTCTGGTGGTTGAGCCACAAAGGTTTCAATATCACCAGAGTTATATTCAATTGTGATTGGTAATTTCATTGCTCCCGATCTCCCTTATCTCTCTTAGCTGAAAGTTTCTGTTGGCATTCCAACAACTTGGAATGTCCAAGATTGTGTTTGTGCGCCGGGTGCTGCTCCACCTGCTGATGGAAAGATTGGCAACACATTAAATGCCCAAACTGCGCCAGTGGCAGCAGTTAAAGATACTGCAAGTGTTGTGTTTGGTGCGGATTCACACGCAGTCCACATTGCCTCACAGAGCGATGAAGCTGCACCCCAATCAGATAACATCTCGACTGCAAAAGACCATCTGTCATCTACAGCTTTGTAAGCACGACCATCGAGGGTTTGGTAAGTTTCGATTGTATGCTCGTTTGAAAGTGTTGCGCTGGTAACCTGTGGATCATAATCAACGGTAGCGATGGTTAAATGCAGGTCGCGCCCAGTTACAACTGTTGTTGCCATTGGATCTCCTTAGTTTGTCTGTGTGTAACGATAAGTCACACGAATATCTGCGACAAGCAAATTGCTCGCGCCTACTTGTGTCACCGTTGGTTTTTCAACCACTGATAACTCAACCCCTGACGGCATTGCCGCCAGAATACTTATTACCAATTTTTCTAAATTATCCAGAGATGCGGAATTTGAATTATACGCGACCAATGCCGAAACAACGAGATTGACTTTTAGTCTTAAACTAGATTTGCCTATATTTTCAATTTCAAAATATGGTGCATCTGGAACAATTACAGCAGCTGGTGGGATGACTGATTCTGGAACAAAATTGTAAACATTAGCTGCAACGCCAGATAAAGCGGAAGCGATTGTTTGGCGAACACTATCTTGAACCGATGATGCAGTCATTGTGCCATCGCTTCAACATCGAGATATTGACCTAGTAAACCCACCACCCGATTAAAAAGCGATCTACCTAATTTATACGGTGAAACGCTAAAATCAACCCCTTCAATTTGACCGCCACCGGCAGTACGCGATTGAAAGACTTCAACGGAAACAGCGAGTACAGCTGATTCAACAGCACTAACTCCAACATAAGTTGATGCACCTGTAAGTGTGGCAAGTCCCGAAGGAATGACATATTTTTCTACAATGTCGGCATTTGTGATTGCAGCTGTAAATGTGTAATCGCTAATATCAATGACTGTTCTGGTTCCATTAAAAGGTGTTCCACACAATGTAATTACTACGGATTGACCTTCTGTAAATTCGTGCAATCCTTGTGTTGTAAATGTTGCAACATTCGCAGTCAATGAAACTTGTTTGATTGGTGCTGTGAATGTAACGAGCATCGGCAAAACAACGGCTTCGGCAGTATCAATTATATCTGTCAAATAAGCATCAGAATAAAGAGTGGATGATACGCCCAGCACTGATCGCAATTCGCTTGCAGTAACAATGCTGGACATATCAATCCTTTCAGACTAAGTAAGTGTGGCTCGGGAGCAAACCACACTCACATTTGATTTTTTATTAAGCAGTCATATTGTAACGGCGCAAACCAGTTGCACGCTTTACAATTGTTGCAAGGTATCCGTGAATTGAAACTTCAACCTGTAGATTTGTAACTTTTTGAACAGTAATTGTTCGTGGTGCTTGCTCATAAATTCCAATTGAATTTGGAGCAATAATGAATGCAGAATCATCGATAGTTGTTGAAACCATTCCGTTATCAACGAAAAGATCTAAGCCCAAAACTGAACCTCGGGCAGAGCCTGGAGTTACTGTTCCACCAGAATTTTGAGGAACATATGCATTGAAAATTGGACGACCGGCAGAATCAGTTGCGCCGAGCATCAATTCCCATTGAGAAGCACCAGCAACATAAGCATTTGCGAAATTACCGGTTCCAGCATAAGCAGCTGGAGCTTCTTTTGCTACATAAGCAATTAAACCAGCGGCTGTTGTTGCTTGGCTTGTTGCAAGTGTTCCACCAGCTGTTATGGCTGCGATTACAGCGGCATTAGTTGCTTTTGCGTAAGCTGCAGTCATTTCATTTAGTAATTCATTATAGAAAGCAGGTGAACCTTGGAGATCTAATAATTCAACAGAAAAGCGGTTTAACCCAGCATATTTTGTTGCAGTACCAGTCAAGTAAGAAGTTGTCATCCCAGTTTCTGATGGTGCAGCAGCCTCAGCAGTCGAAGCGACGGTTGGCGCAGTTCCAGTCTTAGGAATTGAAATTGTGGTTCCGATGAATGCGTGTGGTGTTGCACCGCCGCAAGCCTCGATAGTTGGACGACCGAAAGAGCGTTGTGCTGTTCCTAAAAATTCATTTAGGTATTGCACTGGATTGTTACCAGTTTCGGTTGAGAATGAATCATCAGCTGCACGAACAAATAGTGCAGAATCTTGATTACCAAGTTGTGCTTTGATTGAATGCTCCAAATAAGATCCCGCATTTACGATTGGGGATCTTGGAGTTGCGTAGAATGCTGGGCGTGGCGCAGCGGCTTCTACTTTAGCAGCCTCGACCGCTTCGGTAGCGGCAGGTGCTTCTGAAACGGTGTCAGACACTTTATCTCCTTCTGTTTTTACCTCTGAATCGGACGATTCAGAAACTTCTTCATCTAGTTGTGATGCTGCAACGCGTTCAACAACGCTGCCCGGAATTGCACCATCTGTTACTAACGATACTTCAACCAATTGTGATTTTTGTATCGCCATAACACCATTTTTATTCGTCCAAGCATCTACAGTAACTCCCACACTAAAATTGTCGCGAAGTCCAGTGCTGGCTTCGATGAGTGCATCGGATCCAGCAGTTGTTTCGGCAATTTTAAATGATGCAGTAATTCCGGTTTCATCTTGTGACCATTCCATCAATTTTCCAATTGGTGCGGATCGTTGATGCTCTAAAAGTAATTTTATATTTTTGCCAAAAGTTATTGAATCTTTTTCAAATACTGTTGCTCCTGCAGAAGTATTGCCCTGTGCATCAAATTGAACAATACGACCGGCAATTACTCTTGATTGTGTATCGGCTGCAGTAAGGGTTACTGGAAATTCAATTTTCATCGGATTAGATCTTCTTCCTCTTGAATTTGCTCGACACTCATCGCGCCGATGCGGTTTAAAATCTCATAAACTTGTGCGCGTTCTAATGGGTTTCCACGCAAGAAGTCATCGAGATCAAATCGCACCTCTGTATTTGAAGGTACGAAATCTGGGAGTGATAATCTTTTTTCTACACTGTTTAAAAGTGGGCGCAAAGAAAAATCGATAAGTGCGCGGCGTTCTTGAACTGCGTTTGAATAAGTCATTGAAGTTTGTTCAGCACTCAAAAAATAAGCACTAATGCCTGCGGCGCGTGCGACTTCCAAAGCAACATATTGTCTTGCTTCATTCATTTGTAAAGATTTTGGATCAAATCCCACAGCTTGCATTTCAATGTCAGCATTTAAAAATGCAGTGGATCTTGTTGCTCTTGCACTTCTCCAAGATTCGAGTAATTTACTTACTCGCTCCGCTGGTAAATTTGTACCATTAGATTTCAAAACCATAGATGGAACTGGTTCTTTTGCGTAATTTTCAGCTGATTTTTCTAATTCAATTGCGGCGCGAACTGTGCGACCTGCGCGATTTAAAAAGCCTTCATCAAATCCATCGAAACGAATTAAACTTCCAATTCCTGCATTTGGAACTAAATAACCATCTAGTGTATAACCAATTATTTCCGTATTTGTTAAATTATATTTAACACCAACGCGAGTTGGTGAAACGCGAGTCCAAGCGCGTACACGACCATCCTCAGCATAAGCATCGAGAACTAATCCGTACCCAACACCCGTCATCCAAATATCCTCGACTAACCAAGAATAAATAACAAAGCCTGACACACGCGGATCGGGTTGATTGATTACTCGAAGTGGCTCGATGTGTGCGCCAGAGATTTTATTATACTGTTCTAATGGTAATGAGGCGATAGTTCCGCAAATTATATTTCGAGCGCGGGCAACTGATGGCACACTCATTGCTGCAGCTCTTGAAACATTGGTTGGTGCGTTGATAACACCAAAATATGAATCGGCTAAATTGTAGGGAACATCAAATGCAGAAACATCAACACTTGTTGGTTGAATTTGGGGTTTGCCCACAAAAATATCTTTTAAGATGCCCATTTAGGCGCAATTGTAGCACCTAGCATTAGGCAACAACGATGTCAATCTCTGTTTCGGGTCGTGTCGCAAAGTGTCCAGCCATACTGCAAGCAACTGCTCCACAAATTATTGCATTTGAAATTTTCCTACCCATAATCCAGCCACCATCCCCAAAGGGCAATTTAACAGCTGATAAAACTTGTTTTGTTAATTCCTCATTCCCTGCGTGAATGACCCGACCACTTGCCACTGCGCTAAGGAATTCGTCACAGCTTTGTGCATAATCCAAACCATCAATATCTGCAATCTGAATACCAGCGGGTTTTAATCGAGAAGCTACCGCACCAGCAGTGCGCTTTGAATAAGCCACCAATTGTGTTGGAAACTTACGCACCCAGTCAGCAATATCATTTGCCATTTGCCTATCATCCAAGGTTGAAGGGTTAAACCAAGTTTGAAGCAAAATCAAAATGAATTGATTTCCCATTCTCTGACTGGCTACTAATGCGGCGTGCTTTCGATCTGGGGATAAATCAACTGCCAACCAAGTATCAGCATCTGGTGATAGTCGTATCCCGCCGACCTCACAAGCGTGCCATTGTGACGGAACAATGACCGGATTGATTGTATCTACCCATTGAGATAAAACTTCAGTGCGAATAATATCCTCTGGGTCGTTAAGAATCGCTCGGATATTATCTGGATGAATGGTAAATCCCAAAGATGGGTTAGCCTGAGCAATACCTTCCCAAAATTTTGGATCATCTGGATCAATCTTGACTCCTGCCTCGGCTGACCATTCAAAATAACCAATTGGATCATCAGCGCCAGCAGCCGCAGCCAAACCGCGTTCCCTTAATTTATTTAATACTATGGAATGTTGATCACCAGCTGACGAATAAATCCAAATCTGTGGATTCGGTGAAGCCATTTGGGTATATCGCATCGAAGCCCAAACATCCTCATCGTGGTATTCACGGACTTCATCCAAATGGATCGTTGAAGGGGCTGAGATGCCTCTGGAAGCGTTGTTATTTGCTCGGATGATATAACGCGCACCATTATGTAATCTAATCTCTTGTAAGCCCTTGGATTCAAATTTCTTTTCAAAATAACCAGCCAGTTTTGGATTCGTTTCAATAATTTCCAAGATCTTGTAAAAGATTTCTGACGATGTGGTCAATTTATGAGCTGTTCCCAGTTGTAATTTCTCACCCCAAACGAACATTCCGGTAAGAATTCTGAGAGCCATAAAAGTACTTTTGCCATTTTGCCTCGACATAATCGCGACGATTTCGGGGTATAACCATCGGTTATCAGGCTTGTATTTATGGGCTTCGACAGCTAAATACTTTTGCCATTCGAGAAGTGGGTAACCGATTTCAGCACAAAAATCAATCATTTCCTGCCCTCGCGAAGGAAAATCACGGGTTTTATGCTGAATTCGGGGTTTTGTCACACCTTCCAAAACCGATGGCTTCGGTATTAGAACTAACTCTCCCATCTTGTTTTGTTTGTTTTCCAGTTCAAGCATCGTAATGCGTTTTCGATTCATTTTCAGGACAAAAAGAACCAA